TCTGGAGTGTGCCGGTCATGCTCGGGAACTCGGCCACCGGATCGCAGTCGATCACGGTAAAGACTGCGTTGGTCGACCTCGGCGACAGTCACATCATCATGCCGTTCGCGGTGGGCACGCCCATCAAGATCGGCGCGGAGACCGTTACGCCGACCGCACTGACCAACTGCTCCCTGACGCTTCCCAACACGCCCGGCCTGTGCAAGATCACGGCGACCTTCACCAAGACGCATAGCTGGCAGGATTCGGTGTCGTCCGCAACCTACGGCCTGCAAGAGGCGCTGAATGATGCGGCTCTGAATGGTGGCGGCATTGTCCTGGCCGATGTCGCATGGGCGCAACGCGGCACACAGGCCATGGTGAGCGCGGCCACGGTTCCGGCTGGCTCCTACATCCAAGATTCGCGCACACCGGGCACACAGAGCACCTGGGGCCTGATCTTCAACGGCACGCCCGCAGTCATCTCTTCCGGTTGCGGCACGCCGCCCATCATCACCGGCGGCGCCCTTGCTGGCCAGTTCACTATCGGCGTCACGTCGGCCTGTAATGCGGTCATCACCCCAGGCGTCACCGCGCCGAACGGGTGGGCCTGCTCCATGCGGGATGTGACGACTCCGGCGGCCACCTTCGCGCAGACCGGATCGACAACTACCACGGCCACCTTCACACAAACCGGAACCTCGGTCGCCACCGACAAGGTCATCTTCAACTGTGTCGAGTACTAACGCTGCCCCAACTTGACCGGGGCGGCAACCACTGCCCCGGTGGAGATGAATGATGACCATTACAGAGTGGATAGCCTTGTGGGGGCTGATTCTTCTGTTCGTCGGGGCTGTGTGGAAGCAAGGCAGCGATGCCGGCGAAATCAAGGCCGGGGTGAAGGAATTGCTGGGCAGGGCGGAGCGGATAGACAAGAGTATGGACCGCGTAGAGAGCCGTGTGGACACCCTCCAAACCCGGATGAATGACCACACCGAGCGCATCGCTCGGATCGAAGGCCGGGTCAAAGCAATAGGCGGAGGGCGGCATGGACATGAGCCGCTATACGGTCGAGGAGTTAGCCGAGCTGGCAGTACTCCTCGAACGCCGCCGTGAGTTCGAACAGCTCTCCGAGGCAGAGCAGCAGCGCCTCCAATATCGGGCCAAGCTCGAAGCGTCGCCAGCCGAGTTCTTTCGCGCGGCGTGGGATGTGCTGGAGCCGGGCAGGCCGCTGATCTGGTCTCCGCACTACGACCTCATCAGCGAGTGGCTGCTGAAGGTATGGCGCCGCGAATGCCTCCGCCTCATCATCAACGTGCCGCCCCGCACAGCGAAGAGCACCGAGGGCACGATCTGCTTTCCCGCCTGGGGATGGGCACGGGATGCGCGGCACAGGTTTCTGACGGCCAGTTACTCGCGCGACCTGAGCCGGGAGCACAGCAGCAAGCGCCGCAACCTGATCGAGTCTCCCTGGTTCAAGTCGCTCTGGCCGATGGCCTTCAGCGACGACACCAACCGCGCCGATCAGTACAAGAACGAGCAGCAGGGCGAGATGATCGCCACGTCGGTGGGCGCGACGGGCACGGGGCGCGGCGGCGACACGCTGATCTTGGACGACGGCCTGAGCGCAGACCAGGCGCAATCCGAGGCCGAACGCAAGACGGCCCATGCGTGGTTCCGCGAGACCTTCCGCACCAGGTTGAACGACCCGGCAACGGGCGCAATCGTGGTGATCGAGCAGCGGACGCACCACGAGGACATTACCGGCTGGCTGTTGAAGAACGAGCCGGGGCAGTGGAAACAGGTTGTCATCCCGCTGGTGCAGGACGCGAAGACAGACCTCGAAGTCGTCTTCCCGGTCACCGGCCGCAAGTGGGAACGCAAGGTTGGCGACGTGCTGCAGCCTGAGAGGCACACGCCGGCAGTGGTCGCCGCGCAGATGATTCACCGGCGCACCTTCGAGACCCAGGCACAACAGAGGCCGAGTCCGGAGGGCGGCGACATCTGCAAGCGGGAGTGGTGGCAGTTTTATCGGGCCGTGCCGGATGAGTTCGACCAGGTAATTGACTCCTGGGACTTGACGTTCAAGGACGCCAAGGATGCGGACTTCGTCGCCGGGTTCAAGGTTGGCATCAAGGGAGCGAGGCGCTACTTCCTCGATGCGATCCACGGGCGCATGGGATTCACCGCGTCGAAGGATGCGGTCAAACGGCTTCGAGTGAGAGAGCCGGTCGCAAGCCGGGTGCTGATCGAAGACAAGGCCAACGGGCCTGCGGTGATCGATTCGCTTCGGTCCAGTGTTCCGGGTCTGATTCCGGTCGAGCCGACGGGGAGCAAGTTTGCGCGGGCAGTGGCAGCGACGGGAGACATCGAGGCCGGGAACTGCTACCTGCCCGATGTTGAGGTCTATCCGCAGCACCGCGTGTGGGTGGATGAGCTGATCGAGGAGTGGGCCAACTTTCCGAACTATCCCACCGACGACATGGTGGACGGCAGCGACCAGGCCATCAACTACACGAGGTCGGCCATGGGCAATATCGCCGACTACTATCACGAGCGGGCCGCGGCTGCGGAAGCCAAGAAGAACCCGCCCAGAGCGCCGGAAGCACCGAAGGCGCGGGAATGGTCCGAGGCTCTGCGCACCGTGCGCATGGGCATCCTGCCGCCGGGCGAATTGCCGGTGGATGAGGTCAACGACTGGATCGCACTCTGCGAAGAGCAGGGGCAGCATGACGCCGCGGAAGTTGCGCGCGGGGTGCTCAAACAAGCCGAAGGAGGCTAACTATGCACTACAAGAATGGGCGTGAAGCAAAGAACGGCGACAAGGTTGTATGGATCCCTTCCTATGGTTCGCCGGTGGTCGGAATTCTGTACGACGCGGTCGCTGGCAACGACTACTGCAATGGAAAGATCGCGCCGAGTTCGCCGAACGATCCCTGCCCAAACCTGAAGGAGTGTTTGCATCTCGACGACGTGCTGGCCGCCCTCACGGTCAATGGCGCACCCGACACATCGAAGCCCGTCGTCGTTTCAGCGGACAGTAGCCAGAGCAGGCAGGGGCGTTCTTCGGGACGCCTTTTCCATTGGAGGCAATAGTGGAACTTCCCAGGCGCATTACACCACCGCAGCCCATCGGCACCATGGCGCGCGTTCTGACGCTCAAGGGCCTCATGAAGCCGCGCGACGACCTCAAGGGGGAAGATCCCGAAGTGGTTCGGCTGGTGCGTGAACAGAACAAGGACGTTTACTTCCGCGACAAGCATGGCTCGTTGCGGCGCGTGTTTCCGAAGCGGGGTTGAGCATGGCCACTGAAATCCAAGTAGCAGCGGACCGTCCGAGTCTGATCGACCGCCTGCGCTCCGCATGGCAGGGATGGTACGACCCGTCCGCGCCGATCCCGCCGGTGGCACCCGCTGGAACGCCTCCGCGCCAGTTCGATTACCCGCTGGTGCTGAACCAGACCTGGCTCCCGCGCGCCGGCGAGAAGGTGGGCTTCCACCAATTGCGCATGATGGCCGACGGCTGCTATCTCATCCGCGCCATCATCGACAAAGTCATTGCCAGGATCATCACCAAGAACTGGCACTTCCGGCTGAAACCCCAGGCTGGCGAGTACATGGCGCAGACCAAGGATCGGTCGAACAAAGACCCGCGCATCCAGGCTCTGACCAACTTCTTTCAGATGCCCGATTCGACGCACAGCTTCCCGGTGTGGCTGGGGATGCTGCTCGAAGACCGGCTGGTGATCGACGCCCCCACCCTCGAAGTGCAGCGCACCCGCGGCGGCGACATCTTCAACCTGATGCCCGTCGATGGGGCGACCATCAATGTCCTGATCGATAACACCGGGCGCCGCCCCATGTACCCGCTGCCCGCTTACCGGCAGATCGTCAAGGGACTGCCCGCTATCGACTTCACCACGCGCGACCTGATTTACATGCCCGGCAAGGTCCGCAACCATAAGCTCTACGGCTATTCGCCCGTCGAGCAGACGCTGGGCATCATCCTCACCCTGATTTACAAGACGGTGATGCACCAGGACTGGTACGACGAGTCGAACATCCCGCTCGCGTACATGACCATGCCCGAGAACATGAGCACGACAGAGATTCTGCGGCTCATCCGGGAGATTCAAGCCTCGAACAACGGCAATCTCGAAGAGCGCGTGAAGATCCTGCCCGTGCCCAACGGCGGCAAGGTCGAACTGCTCAAGAAGGAAGAGTTCCAGCCCAAGTTCGAAGAGTGGTGCGCGCGCATCTTCGCTTACGTGATGGGCGAAACGGCGACGCCGTTCGTGCAGCAGAACAACCGGGCCACGGCCCAGCAGTCAGACGACACCCGCGAGGAATCCGGCGAGAAGCCGCTCACCTTCTGGGTGAAGAACGAAATCGACCAGATCGTGCAGCGGCGCGACCTCTTCAATGCGCCCGACATCGAGTTCGTCTACGACGAGGAAGCTGAGACCGACGCTCTCAAACAGGCGCAGGTCGATCAGATCAACGTGGCCATCGGGACGCGCGTCGCTGATGAGTTACGCCAGCGCGACGGCCTCTCGCCGCTCTGGGAAGACTCGGGCGGCAACCCACCGCAGCCGTCCATGATGGTGGCCACCGAGGAAGACCAGGACGAGCCCGGCGACGACGACCAGGGCGGCGGCAAGCCCAAGCCGAAGAAGGACGGCAAGAAGGTAAGCAAGGCGGCGGTCGCTCAAAAAAAAACTCTACACCGCTACTGATTGACCCGGCCCACTTCGGGCCGAAGCGCAGAGCAGCCACCGACCACATCGAAGCGACGCTGAAAGGCTTCTTCGCCGCACAGCGCGTCTCGGTGAGCCGGGTGATTGAGAAGTACCTACCCGGCGTGCACAAAGCCGCAGGCGATACCACGCCGCCCGATGTTGAGGCCATCCTGGCCGCAATCGACTTCAGCGTGTGGGATGCGCTGGCCAGCCAAATGAAACCCGACCTCGAAGCGACGGCGCAGGAGGCCGTTACGACGGTCTTCGCCACGCTGAACCTGAGCACCGAAGGCTCGGACCTGTTCAACCTGTCCGATACCCAGGCGCTTGAATACGCCGAGATGCGCTCGGCAGAGCTGGTCGGCAAGAAGTGGGTGGATGGCGTTCTGGTGGACAATCCCAGCGCGCAGTGGGCCATCACCGAGACAACCCGCGAGGATCTGCGCGAGATGATCGGGCAGGCCTTCGCCGAGCAATGGACGCCGGCACAACTCGCCCGGCACATCGACGAGTCCTTCACCTTCTCCGCCGGCCGCGCGGAGATGATCGCAGAGACCGAGACGGCCTTTGCGCAGACAGCGGCCACGGTCCAGACCGGAAAGAACCTCGGGGCCACAACCAAGTCGCTGTCGATGTCGAACCTGCATGACATCGACGACGAGTGCGATCTGGCGCAGGCGGCCGGGCAGATTCCGATTGACGACCCGTTCCCCG